TCAGACGTGTGCTCTTCCGATCTAAATATATATATATATTTTTTTTTTACAAATGTATAAAAAAAACTTGTTACAAGTTTCCGATCGGGCGCTTGTATACAAGATAGTTAGTTATAGCTAACTAGTCACGATTGTTGTTCTTGTATACAAGATAGTTAGCCCCCGCTAACTCTCCACGATCGCTGACCACCCTTAGATTATCCATCTATCAACTTATTTTATTATTCATACTATATATCTACTAAATCACAATTCTTCAAAATCCGTGCAGAAAAAAAATACGAAAACCTATTTACAATAACAATTAAATATGATAAGATATTATTAGAAAAATAGAGAGGTCAAAAAAATGATTATTAATGAAGATTTATTAAGGTTAGATGAGATGAAGAAACTTGTTAGACTTGAAGACATCTTACGTGATTATTTAGGCGATTCTGACTTACTAGAAGAGATCTTACGTGCTATGACATATGGAGAAGAAAAGGACATTTTAGAATTTATCGCTCGTATGCATGATGTAGAAGTTGATAAATAAGCGTATATTATTCTTGTAAGGATGAAAACAAAATGACTAAACGTGAATTAGAAATTATCATCAGAATCAACCAATTCGACAACGGAGTACTTCAGGATATTCAGGAAGGACGCATAATCCTTCCTGAAGGAACTAAGCTGATTATAGGAGATACGACAATCTCAGTCTATTCGGAAGGATGGGTAACTAAGAAATCTGTCCGAGTCGCAGGATATTGGATGAAGCAGAAGAGTGGAAGAGAAATATTCAAGATTATCGATAGTGCTAAATACTTCAATTCTGTTCTCACTTATGAGACAATAAATAAGGAATTTCTTGTAAATCCTCGTTTTGCAATCGGAAGCAAGGAATATCAGTTCTAGGAGGGAACAGAAATGACAAAAATTGCTTTCAAGTTAGTTAGTTTAGTTATCTTATACGGGCATGTTAATTTCGAAGGTGGAAACAATTCAATTGACTGGGATGAGTATATGGCAAAGGATGAAGACTTATATGAGGAAATCTTGACAGTGATAAAAGAACTTGATGAAAGAAAAAATAATAGCAAGTAATGTTTTTATCTTAGCAGGCGTTCCTCCGTAAGTTAATCATCTCATCCGATAAGGTACGATATGTTATTATACAAAATTCTAATAAAGAAAGAGAGAACTTAAAAATTATGATTAAAGATTTGCTTATCCGTGTTATCAAGGTCACCAAGACCACCAAAGATGGTACTCATCAGTACCCAGACTATTTCGGTATTTTTGCATCCAAAGGCAAGAATCACACCATTTCCATCAAAATCGCCAAAACCGCACAGGGCTTCATCGAAGCCAACAGGAAGAACAACTTCATCGACCTCAAACTGAACATTTCCACCGCCAAGAAGGAAGAAGATGTTAATGGTTTCTATACGTATGTTTCCAAGAAGAATTCCGAGGGCAAGTATATCCGTGTTGTTAATAAAGAAGGAGAGTATATTCCTCAGATCGTTATCACCAAGCTTACTGCTTTTGCATTATCCAATGAAGCCCTTACTCAATTCGACAAACCTCATATCGAGGAAAAGAAAGCAGATGAAATCTTTGCAGACAACTACAAGAACTTGCCGTTCTAGCGAACTCCGAGTAAAGACACACGGCATGCCACGGGGGCATGTCAATGAGATTACGTTATGGAACAAGTGTCCTAGAAGGATGGAAAGCGGGTATGTTATCTTCCTTTTCGAATACTGGTATGATTACAGTGAAGATGCAGATGACAGAAATGTCAGCTTGAATATCACCGACAATATCATCCGCACCTTTACGACAATCCAGTCGGTCATGGTAAAGCAGGTCGATGACATCATGGATTGGCTTCACCGATTAGGAAAAAGCAAGAACATATATCGCATTCTAGTCCGATACGACAAATCTACGATCTTGGAGAAGACAATCCATTCCGATGAAGACCTAGGAAGGAGATGGAGCTATGCCACGAGGAAGTTCGAGCCTATCGAAGCAGTACAACCAGCTGAAGCGTGAGACACTGCGGGAACTACGTAAGATACGTCGTTATCTAGGCAGAGACCGATTTATCAAGAGTTTTGCCTTCCGATATGCTAAGGAATTAGGTATCATCGTGCCGAAAGGCGTGAAAGTACCAGGCTTCACGGCACCATCTGTCGTAATGACAGGTGGTGCCGTGAAGCGCCGACAGCTTGGAAGAAGCAGAGCATCGAATATCCGTATATCCGAATCCATCCTACACAGAATAAGGAGACATTACTTCAAGAAGTACGATGACACTATAAATAAACCTTCTGGTTTCCGAGTACACCATACACGTATTCCTAAAATCGTATTCAACGAAGCAAGAAACCAGGGCTTGGAACTCCGTGATGATGCCTGGTACAAGGATAAGATCACCCGCTTGAAGGTGTACCGCAATACGGAGGGAACAAGTTTGAGCGAAATCAAGAAGATAAGAGATACCATACGTATGATAGGAAACGATACGGAAAGAACATTCACAGATGAAATCGACTCCAGGAGGAATGAATTCCTGGACAGGTATATCAACGTGCCAGGTGCAACGATAGTGATGAGCGGCAACCTTGATTCCGTACAGCTCCAACAGCTCCAGCAGTATTCCAGAGCGCATGGCATGACCAAGGAGGAACGGGATGAGATCTTCTACCAGCTCAAACACCGCCTCCAGGATTACCTTATGGCTGAGAAAGAGAAGGAGCAGGGAGTATTCGATGAGTACTCCGACCGCCCTGTCATCGAAGCAGAATGGAGTGTAAAGAAATGATGAAATACAGAAGAGTCTATAAAATAGATAGAGGCAGAACGTACGACAAGGAAAGCTTGATGATGTATATCTCCAAGCGTATCCGTAAGAAATACAGGATCTTCTTCTATGACACGGAGAAAGGAACAAATTACAGAGCCGTTCTTAAATTCCCACGGCATGATGATTTCTCTGTGCAGATGTACAATCCTGTATACGCATCATGGGGCGAGATATATACTTTCAGAAAGGTACAGAAGAAATGAATTCTGACAAAAAGGAAAGATTCAACACGCTGTTGTTGAACGGATCAAAAGGCTATGCAGTATACAGCGAACTTCGTTATATGGTTAGGGAGAGGAAACAAAGTGAATTCTACTCTTTGCTCTTCGATTTCATTGCTGATCATCCTAAGGTTCTACGACCTGTTCTTAAGTACATGAGTCAGACTGAAATAGACCGTTACGACAACGAACCTTACTATGCACTGAATACGGCAGATGATCTATGCGATATTGTTATCGATGGTATAATGGATGACAATGAATGATCTTATTCTGATATTCTACCTAAGGAGGACAGACAACTATGTTCCAGCTGACAGACCGCAAAGGGAAACCACAGAGTTTCGACACGGAATTCAAGGCACTGACAGCTTGGTGCAAGGAGACTGCAAAGACCGAAGGTAAGGTCAAGAGCAAGGGAAAGTCCTATTGGAACTTTCCCTGTTCCTTTGACATCGAAACGACATCCTACTACGACAACGGAGAGAAGCGTGCGACAAGGTATGCCTATGTAATCGGCATCAACGGCAGAGTCTTCGTAGGCAGAACCTGGGATGAATTCATGAACAGGATATGGACTATCGAAGATGAGTTCGGACTAGGTAAGGACACCTATATTGTAATCTATGTCCATAACCTCAGCTACGAATTCCAGTGGATACGCAAAATGTTCTACTGGTCAAAGGTGTTCAGCCTTGATGAGAGAAAGGTAGTTTACGCCGAGAGCGATGAAGGTATTTTATTCAAATGCAGTTATATCCTTTCAAATTACTCTTTAGCCAAGGTCGGAGAGAACCTTGTCAAATACAAAAGGGAGAAGATGGTAGGCGATCTTGACTACAACCTACTCCGAGGTTCTACTACTCCTCTTACCGAGAAGGAATGGCGGTATATTTACCATGATGGTTTAGTCGTGATGGCTTATATCCAGGAAGAGATTGAGCGTAACGGAAACATCACCGATATACCGAATACATCGACTGGCTATGTCCGCAATGACAGGAAGAAGGCGTGCCTCCATGACAGTACCGACAAGGAGAAGGACAAGCTCCAGTACCAGTACTATCATGGACTGATGACAAGGCTGAATAGGAAACCAGATGAGTACAAGCTGGCACGTTTCCTGTTTTCTGGTGGATTCACGCATGCCAATTTCAGGAACGCAGGTAAGACCTTCGACAACGTGTGGTCGATGGATTTCACATCATCCTATCCAGCCGTGATGGTAAGGGAGAAATTCCCCATGACCAGAGGCAACAGGGTTAAGGTGAGAAGCGAGGAAGAACTTAGACATCTGTCTAATAAGTACCTAAGGATTTTCACCTGCCGATTCACCAACCTGCAGAGCAAGTATGCGGGGGATCATTACCTGTCCTTGTCCAAGTGCAGGGCTAAGCCCGATAATGTCCTAGTCGACAACGGGCGTATCATATCCTGCGACAGCTGTGTCACTGCCATGACCAGCATCGACTACGGCACGAGGCAGATTAGTTACAGCTGGGACAAGAGGGAGATAGGTACATGCTATCTATACGTACCCGATTATCTTCCGACATGCTTTGTGAAGGAGCTTCTCGGCTTCTACGTAGCCAAGACCTCCCTCAAAGGAGTGGCTGGCAAGGAGGTTGAGTACCTGCACGGAAAGGCGAAGCTGAATTCCTGCTATGGAAGGTGTGTTACCGACATCAGCCGTGATGAAATCCTCTATGAGGACAACGAATGGAGTACCGACAAGAAGGACATCGACAAGGACATCGAGAAGTACAACAAGTCCAAGGTACGTTTCATCAGCTACCTATGGGGAATCTTCGTTACGTCGTATGCGAGAAGAAACCTTTGGACAGCCATCAAGGAACTTGGCGATGACTACATCTATTCCGATACCGACTCCGTAAAGTATCTTAACCATGAGAAGCACCAGCACTACTTCGATGATTACAACAAGACCGTACGGCAGAAGCTGGAGATGGCTAGGACTAAGCATAAGCTTCCATGGGAGATGGTAGAGCCTAGTACTATCAAGGGCGAGAAGAAGCTGATAGGCGTGTGGGATTTCGATGGCGCTTACAAACGGTTCAAGACCATTGGTGCTAAGCGTTACATGGTCGAGTATCCAGATGGAAAGAGGGGTATCACTATCGCAGGGGTCAGCAAGAAGGCAGGGAGGGATTACCTCCGATGGAAGTATAAGACCAACGATGGCATCTTCCAGGCTTTTGACAAGGAGCTTAGGTTTCCATCCGTGTACTATACGGAGGAGGGAGAGCGTAAGGAAGGTGCTGGAAAGAACCTTCACACCTACATCGACTTTCCTACCTCTGGTGAGTTTAGGGACTATCTCGGCAACAAACAAAAATGGACAGAGAAGTCCTCTGTCCATCTTGAGCCGACTAGCTATTCCCTGTCGATCCTCCAGGCATATCTTGACCTGAGGAATGGCGTGTTCTCAAAGAACTAGCCGTTAAGCGAGGAACACCATTTGAGGTAGTTCCTGATGGCATCACCGACTTCGTTGTCCTGATAGAACACCTTTCCGTTCTGGAAGAACGAATAGATGGTACTGCCAGCCTCATCGGTCGGTTTGTTTATCTTAGGTCGATACCGCACCGAAGTATGGACATCGGGAGTGAAGATAAGTTCTCTCTTGATGTCCTTGATAGGTGTGGTTTTTCTGTGTATGAATGTAATCCAGTCGCCTTCATGGTTGATGATCTCGCACTGGTAGGTAGCCTCATCGAACACGATGAAGTAGATGTATCGTACCTCCTTCGGAAGGTAGTAGAACGGACAGTGCGGGTACGAATCGATTTCCCAGTCTCCTTTGGTGATCATCGACAGCTTAGGGTTGTCGAAGGCAAAGTAGTAGTCGACATCATCCTTGCCATCGACTCGGTGTGCGTTCTCAGTACGCTGTACGACAAGCTTCCTAGCCGAGTCCTTGCCGTAGGTATAGATACGTGTAGCTCCCAGAGGGATGTTCTCTGGATGCTTGATACCCATGTCGGCGAAATAAGGACAGTACTGGTTGATGGTGTTTCCGACAAGCCATATCTTGACATCACGTCGTTTACGGATGATGGTGGAACAGAGGTTGTTGAACTTGATGAACTCATCGAAGAGGTAACCAGAACGGCTGATGAACTCATCGAAGAAGATGGTTGTGATGTCTGGGAATGAAAGACCTTTGTAGGATTCCTCCTCGTTGATGGCTAAGGAGTACCTGAATGGCTCGGAATCCATTATCGGCTTCCTCTCCCTGTTCTTGGTCTCTTGGTACTTGGCTAAGAACCATTTTCGCTTGAAGTAGACAGCGGTAGTCCACTGCTCCTTGGTATCCTTGAACCTTTCCTTGATGACTCCTTGGTTTGTCATAGAGTTGAAGAGGTCGGAGTGCTTGGTCGGAAGGATGGTGTCAACGAATCTTCGGATGTACGCTCCCTTCTTCTTGGTGTCATGGTAGTGTTCGAGGATAAGGGTAAGTAGGGACTGGGTCTTGCCGTTGGAACGCTGACCGAACAGGATATTCCACTGGCATCCTAGCTTGTCGATAGGATGGCAGTCGTACCATACCATGTCGCTGTCTTTCTTCTTACGCTTGAACATCCTGAGTGTAGACTCCTTTCCTGAGTAGGTTCTTCAGTGTTTCTAGTTCATCCGTGTTGATGGTCTTAGTTCCATAGGTCATAGGGATGACAACATAGGACATCTGGAAGTAATATGTCTCGGCAGTCTCTCCAGTATCGGTCTGATAAAGGCTGTTGATGGTTATATCTCTATTAGATGGAAGACCATTGTTGTTGAGGTAAAGTGTCATTTCATCCCCTGTGTCTGGAAAGGCAAGATCATAGATGGTATACTCGAGTACAGGGTCTAGATACATGTAGTTGTAGGTGTTGGCTGTATAATTGCTGACCTGTTCCTGATCGTGCAAAGTGTTAGCCGTAAGGATAGGACTGGCTACGGAGCTGTAAATGTTTCCTACGGCAGATGCTCCTCCTAATCCCATCCTAGGAGCTGATATACCGGGAATAGCGATGAGAGCGATGAGCGATGCAAGGGATGTGAATCCTTTGATGACAGAAGTGGTGATGGACTTGTTCAGTGCATCTTGGTTCGCCTGTTCGTTGCTACTTACAATAGGCACTATTACCGAGATGGTTACATCGCTGGTGTACAGTATACGTTTGTTCGTATAATCCGTTACGTAAACCGTAGCCGTACCCTTGAATGGATTGATAAGATAGAAGCACTGGATGCGAACATCTATTTTCGTAATTCGCAAATCAAGGAGATTGAGGTCGTACCATCCGCTGAACGGAAGCCAGATACGCATCTTATCCTTCTGCATCTTCCACTTGGCGTATAGGTAATGGGTATCAACGAATCTGCTCTTCTGTATCGTTATATCGAACAGCTTCCTTACGGCAGAATTTGTAACAGTATATGCATACTCTTTCTTTGCGTTATCGAACGAGATAACGGATTTGTCATCACCGCTTCCTACCGTGATGCTTGGAAGAGCGCCTGAATCATGAGGAAGCTCGAATGGAATATAGTAAACGGATACGATGGCAGAGCTTTCCTTATTCGTATTTGCCCAGCGCATGATAGCCATAACCGCAGAGAAGTTACAGGCGATAACTGTCATCGCACCAGAACCCATACCCTCCGTTGTAGATATTTCATCGTTCTTCTGACCAGAGGTATATTTGTAAAGTACATCCTTAAGGTCTTGTGGTATCGTAGTTCCTGTAAGCTGTGTAAGTTGCTTGCTGTAGGTGTAGACTACATAGTACTTGACAGCATTCGGGTCTCGGCTGGATGGATACAGGAACATGTCGTTGCCCTTGTTATTGGTGATGAAACTTCCGATGGCATCATGCGTGTTTCCTCCTAGTCCGTAGAGTAGTTTTCTGTACTCACCGCTGGCAGGTCGCCTGTTGTCTGGATACCATTCATTGTATAATTTAGGGCTGGAAGTGCGTGCAACGATTCCGTGCGAATTCATGACAATGCCTTGATAGGTCATGAGTATATCCTCTTTCCTGTCGATCTGGATGAGTCCTTCTGTTGCAACGGAGATGTTTGTTACGAAATAATAGCGGTCGAAGTCTTTGATGTAGGCGTAATTAACGAAACGCAGTTTGTCGAAACTGTGTTCCTCGATGAACATGGATGGAGAAAGAAGGGACACTCCTTGTCGGAGCGTTCCTTCGTAAGTGGCTGTCGGCTGAGGTAGGATCTTGACAATGGTATTGCTCTTTCCCCCGTAGTTATAGAAGATGATTTCCATGATTACTCCACTAGTGTTACTAGGTCAGAGATAGCAAAGGAAGACAGGTCAGCAAATACATCGGGTTGTGGATTGATATCGCTTTCTCCAGGTATCCTGTAGTACACCTTGATAGTACCGCCCTCTCCTGCTATATAGGTTGGTACAATCTCATGTAGATTGCCATTCGCCAATACCTTCTTTCCTGCAAGATAGGAAGCAAGCGTATCGGCGGTAAAAGTAGTGTCTGTGATATTCTGAATGGTAAGATAAAGAACAATACCATCTTTTGAGTTGGTCATGGTGATAAAGTGGGAGAATATAGGTTTTTGCATGTCACCTATTACAAAAAATTTAATACTATCAATTTGTGTTGAATCAGCATATGTACCTACAAGATAACCTAATATTAACGTTTTAAAAGTAGAAGCCCATGCATTAGTCATAAAATAGCAAATTCCATATCCTGTGATTTCTTTATACGCATAATAGACTATCGGTGAACCATCTAAATAGATAATAACTTTAACAGGTTTATCATTGGGAAAATAAACTTCTTTTCCTAATTTTTTTGTAATCATATTTATTCCTTTAAACTCTGAAGAACCAGTTAAAAAGTATCCAATTTCTAATATATCATTCTCGGTTAAATAATCATTAATAATCAGCTCATTAAATTCCTCACCCCCTCCACCCGTAGCAGAGAGTTTGCCGTTTTCCAATTTGAGGTTGTCCCCGATTTCGATATTCTCCTGTCCGTTAGTACCCACTCCGACTAATTCGGTCTTGGTGAGTCCTACTGGTTTCTGAAGGGAATTCTGGATTTTGGTATTGGTTTCATTGGCGAGCTGGAAACCGACTTTATGGGTTTTGGCGTAGTAGTAATGCTTGATAGTAGAGCTATCAGAAAAAGAATCCTTCCTGTTTTCTCCGATGACATTCGGATAAACGTTATCGCCTGTCTGGGTTTTTAAATTTGTAATCTTATCTGCCATGTTATCTCCTTTCTATAAAAGGGTAAGGGATAATCTCCCTTACCCCTGTTTGGTTAAGATACTGATGTAAGTTCTCCGTAGAGGACTACATTGTCTGGAATGGAAGTACTAGCAGAGATAGTATCATTAGTGATAGTAATATTAGTGCCTGCTTTAAGCTTATTCTGCTTAGTATCGACCTTAGCGCCAATAGCATCTATATTGCCCTGCAAAGATTCCTTAGTTGTTTTGATAGTTTTGTCAACATCAGCAACACGTGCAATAGTAGCAGGAACATTGTCCTCTAAGACATTCGGATAAACGTTATCCCCCGCCTTGGTTTTGAGTGTAGTTTTTTTATCAGCCATATTTTACCTCCTATGCTAAGAAAAATATAATCATGTTCTCATTGAGGTCGTTGAAGTAACCAGCGGTGAAGAAGTTGTAGTAGTTGTAGAAGTCACCGATTGCAGAATACTCGGAAGTAATCTTGGAATCCTGGCAACATACACCTAACCTGTCACGGTCGAAGATACAGCCGATTAAGCAGTCGATAGTGACATCATCACCTTCGGCATCCTTGCAGTTGATCTTTCCTACATCGGCGAGGTTGTAGTTCTTTCCAGAACCCTGCCAGAAGTTGACACCTTCGGATTCGGGTAATCTGGTGAACTCATTGTGGAAAGTTTCAGACTGCAAGTAGACATCAGCACCACGTTTGAAGTTGGAGAGGAGGACAATGTGCTGTCGGTTCTTGTCGGTAAATTTCTCAGCTCCTCCGATATTGAAGAGAGTAGAATAGGTTTCCCTATGGTCGGATGCTAAGGCAATCTGGAGCGATGCAAACTTGAGGAATTCGGTATCGTAGAGTGATTTGTCCTTGGTGAGAGTAGTACCCTTGGCATCATTGTAGAGCTTCAAAAGATTGATGGCTTTGACACCAGAAGTCTTGGTAGCATCGCTTGCTCCGATGTCTGCATGGTAGGTGGAAGCAACAGCAGAGGCGATAGTACCCATGATCATCTTATCCCTACGGAGGGTAATTGCATTGCGAGTCCTGTTGAATAGCATAGAGATGAACTGCTCCATCTGAGAAGCGTTGGAGAAGGCGGATTTGACCTGGTCACGGGTGATGGAAGGCGTATCGACACGGAAGGTATCACGCTGGTTGTAGAACTTGGCAGTGACAACAGGCTTATTGAAGACCTGTCCGACATAGGATGCACCATCCTGGAGTTCCCAGGCTTCGTTGATGACAGCCGTAGGCATCGGAGAATGGATCTTCTCCCTGGTCGCACCGTATTCCCAGCCATCGATTAAAACGGAAGGAGCATGGGAACGATAAGAATGATCGACAAAGAGAACTCTGCCGATATGGTCGACCAAGGTATGGACATACTTATCGACAGACTTAGCATTGAAGACCTCATCGCCGACTTCGACAATGTTGGATAAATCTTCCTTGAGAATGTCGGACTTGCCAAGGGCTTCGGTAACTCCTAAGTTAGTAAACTCGTAAACTTGTTTTAATTCCATTTGTTAAACTCCTTTAAGCATTAGCTGTAATGGTAACTTCGTCATCCGTTGCAACTTTGATAGTATAGGTTGAAAGCTTGATGACATACGGGTCGCCTCCCGTAGCAGTAGCAAATTCGGGTTTCAGCTCATATGTTCCCACAACGAGGTCACGGATGAGCAGAGGTTTCCTGGATTCCTCAATACGTTTGTGCAAGCCAGCAACTGCCTGTGCTGTACCTGCTGTGAAGATAAGACCTCCAAAACTGATAATCTTATAACCGCCGATCATATTTACCTCCTTTCGTAAATAGGTGAAGTCAGCAATTTGTCAATATCATTCCTAATGATTTCGTAGATATTGTTGAGCCGTAAACGTAAACGTTTCATAATACGTGCATCGACATCTCCTCCTGTATCGGTATATTCTTCATTGTTCTCACCATCGTAGCTGACCTTATTGGTGCTTCCACCAATGGATGAACCTGTAGAATGAGAAGAACCTGAGGACTCATCTGCTGGCACTGCTTTGTCTGAATTGAATCCATAAACAGAACGAGTTGTGTCAGAATCATTGACATTAGATGTGCTGTTGGAATAACTATCATTATGATTAGTGGTAGTAACACGAGGCGTATATGTGCGCTTACGTTTCTTTGCAAGCTCCAAGTCATAATCGATAAGAAGAGCGTTAGCCATGGACTCCCACTTCTCGGAGTACAATGAATAGAGATGACTGGCGATGTCATCATTGACATCCTTATCTACAACTACTTCTTCACCGTTAGCATAGACTTTCAGACCATCTGAGTCGAAGACATAGACATAGCCTTGCATACTGGTGAAGATGGCTGATGGAGTCTTATAAGGGGAATGGATGTTGAAGTAGCTGTACGATAAGTCGGACAAGCCTCTCAGATTGGTGAAAGGCTTGCCCAAAGAAACAAGAAGGGTCGTAAGCGACTTGACAAAGTTGTCGCCGTTATTGTATAGATCACGCCTTGTCATCTTGTTTCTCCTTATCGTTCTGGGCTTTGGAGTTCGTATTATCATCGGATGCTCCTTTGCTCTTCCTGTTGTCTAACTCTGCCTGTTCCTCTTCCTGGGTACGTTTCCAAACGGAGGAGAAATCAACAGATGTGTGTAAACCGAATAACTGATTGATTTGGTCGGAAGCATGCTTAGCACATTCTAGCATCTGATCAACCTTAGGAAGCGCTGTATCAACTGATGTAGCACTTTCAGTGGCTGAGACATATTCTCGTTTGATGTTGTAGGAGCTGTTGAGTCCGATACCTCTTGCCCACTGAGAGTAGAGATACTGAGTTGTCTCAACACCAGAACGAATACTATTGATAGCACCTGTACCGTACTGAAGTGTTCGGAGACCTTCCTTGTTGACCATGTTATCATTGAGAATATAACCGATGGACTCGCCTTTTTCAAGCTTTTCAAGAAAGGATTTAGCACCATTGGCTTCGTTATCGGTATCGGTTGCAATGATAAACTCGGAGCGAGAATTGATGAGACCGATACGCATGGACATATAGGCTTCGGCTAGGAGATATGCATAGTACTTATGCCAGTCGTATAAGCCTTCCATGAGATAATCGTTCTTAATAATTACAGAATCTTTACCGATTTCGTAAGTCTTATTAAGATTCAACCATGGATTGGCTACGATGAACTTGGTACTATGGTAATAGGCATCTAACGGGGGGGCTGGATTACCGAAGAACGTATAATATTTACCGTCATGCTTAGCGAATAAACAACATCCATAGAGCTGTTTATACCTTTCAATGTTATGAGAACTAACTTCTTCGGGTAACCCCTTCCACTCAAACATGGACAGAGAGGTTTGAACCATGTCATCGAAGAAGATCTTGGCGACTTCTTCCTTAGTGGGAGGGGTTTTGTAAGTACAAGAACGGAAAATATTATTTAGATAGTTCTTATTTAAGGACATTATCGAGACTTTGTTTTAACTCGTTGATAATATGTGTGTTGTTATCAAGAGCTTCGGTAATCTTTTCGAGATTCTCTTTGTGGGTGTTCTCGATTTGGGAGATAATCTTGTAGAAGAAAACAACCATAACGATACACCTAGCAATAGGAAAGCCGAGAGATCCAATTAGTTGAATGATTTGTGTGTAATCCATAATATACCCTCCTGTGAATATGATATTATATTTTGATTAATTTGTCAAGCATAATGATTTGGAGATATTTTATACATTTGTAAAATATTTTACTATATATATATTTAGATCGGAAGAGCACACGTC